TAGATGCGGCAGAGATACCAAATATTTCTACAGACAAATTAACTACAGGTACTTTAGCAAATGCTAGAGTAGCTGATTTACCTACAAGTAAAATTACTTCAGGTACATTTATTGATGCAAGACTTCCTTCTACAGCTTTAAATTCTAATGTTGACTTAACAACTTTATCAGCAAGTAATTTAACTACTGGTACAGTTGCAACCGCAAGACTTGGTTCAGGTACAGCAGATGGAACAACATTTTTAAGAGGAGATGGAACTTATGCGGCGGCTGGTGGTGGAAAAATTGGACAAGTTGTAAGCACAGCAGTTACAACTACTGTTGATGCAGATACAGCAACTTCTTTTGAAGATTGTGCTGGATTAACTGTGGCTATTACACCTGTCGCAACTTCTAGTAAAATTTTGATTGAGGTTTCAATGAATATAGGTGCTGATGCTGGTAATTCTTGTATGGCTAGAATAATGAGAGATAGTACACCACTCTGTATCGGTACAGGGTCATTGGGTTCTAAAACAGCTTGCACTTTCCACATGAAACCATATTCATCTTCAGCGATGCTTTCACACAGTATGTCTTTTTTAGATTCTCCCAGTTCTACTTCAGAAATAAATTACCATATAGAATGGATAGAAAAAGAAAGTAATTCGTTGTTTTTAAACAAAACAGAAAGCTCTGTTGATAATGCAAATTATCCAGCTACCGCATCAACAATTACAGTTTCAGAGGTATTAGCATAATGACACGTATTTTATATTCAATTCAAGCAGTTAGAAAATCCCAAGATGGTGGAAAATCAAGAGTTTCAGTTATCGATAATGATGTTAATAAAATTATTTGGCACGATGATAATCCAACGAACATTACTAATCAGCAAATTTTAGATAAACAAGTAGTACTACAAGCTGAATATGATGCTAAACAATATCAAAGAGATAGAGCAGACAAATATCCAAGTATAGCAGACCAACTAGATGACATTTATCATAATGGCATTGATGGTTGGAAAGCTACAATTAAAGTTACAAAAGATAAATATCCTAAATAATAATTACTGATAAAATTATGGAGTATGCCTATGAGATGGATAGCTTTTATCCTTACAATGTTAGGCACTTGGTTACTTACCAACACCAACTTTAATTTTTTTAGTTTAGGTTGGGGGATAAGTGGTCTTTCAACAATTATGTGGGTAATTTTTGCCTACAAAGACAAAGATATTCCAAGAACTCTGATGGAAGTATGTTTTGTAGTTTTATGTTTAAGAGGAGTAATCAATTTTTATTAAGTGGACATTATATATGCTTTAGCCCTTACCTTGATGGTAAATGGAGCTGAAGTTAATTATCCAATATCTTATTCTACTACACTTCAAGAATGTCAGCAAAAATCGCATAGAATTATTTTTACAATTAAACAAATAGAACCTGAAGCTACAAATGTAGTCAGAGCTAAATGTATTAAGATAACAGTATTAAGTGAACCACATACCAATGCCTAAAAAGATTTCAAGGAAATATTGCACATGTGGCACAACAGCTAAAGGTCAAATGGATTTAATTTTACATGAAGTTAGACAACAAAGAAAAGACATTAACGAATTAAAAGAATTTATGAATAAGTCAAAAGGTACAGTTGGATTAATGGTTTTATTAGCAACTATTATTGCAACTGTATTTGGTGCAATCAATTATTTGAAGTAATGTTTTTATTTAATTTCGCATTAGCAACTATTTGGTTCTTTTTAATTTTCAATACATATTTATATTTAACATGACATTACCTGACACAATTACTGGTCTTAGACTTTTTTGGTTTAATAGAAGCGAAAAAACTAAGTGGTTGATTGTTGGTGTAGTCGCACTAATTCTATTTTTAATATGAAGATTTCAGAACAAACTTCAATAAGTATGCCAATGAAGAACCTAATATCTATTATAGGTGCAGTAGCTATTGGTGTTTGGGCATATTTCGGAATTACAGAAAAATTAAATAATCATTCAACTAAACTAATGATGATTGAGAAAGACTTAGAAAAGGTAGTTGAATTTTCAGTTAAATATCCAAGAGGAGAACAGGGTATTTCTGCTCCTGACCAAGAACAAAACATATTAATTGAGTTCCAACAAAAGATAATTGAAAAATTACAAAGTGATGTTGAGAAACTAAAAGATAAACAAAGGGATTTTGCAAATGGAAATAGTCATTAGTCTATTAATGATACTTAATGGAAATATTATAGAACACACATATAAAGACAGCTTATCAACGTGTTTAAAATCAAAAAGAATAGCTGAAAGAGAAGTCAATCCTGAAAGCGTTAGATTTGTGTGTAAACAAGTTAAAGCTAAAACAGAAATCTATATGGGTGCAAAGAAAATATTAAAAATTATAAAATAATGTCAGATAATAAATTAAGAGAACTTCATGCAATACTTGCTGAAAAGTTACTAGACAAAGTTAAAGACCCTGAGTGTAAATCCGCAGATTTGAATGTAGCTAGACAATTTTTAAGAGATAATGGAATTGATGCAGTACCAACTGATAATAGTCCATTACAAAAATTAATAGATGAAATGCCATTCAATGAAAAACCAAAAACTGTTATCAAAAATTAAAGACTTTAGGAATTTCCTATATATCGCTTGGAAACATTTACAATTACCTGAACCAACACCTATACAATACGATATAGCTAATTACTTACAGCATGGTTCTCAAAGACAAATTATAAGTGCTTTTAGAGGTTGTGGTAAATCTTGGATAACATCAGCTTATGTATTGTGGAGACTTTTATTAGACCCACAGCTTAATGTATTAGTAGTTTCTGCTAGTAAGAATAGAGCTGATGACTTTAGTACGTTTTGTTTAAGACTACTGCAAGAGATGCCAATATTAGAGCATCTTTATCCTAGAGAAAGTCAGAGACAATCTAAAATTTCATTTGATGTTGCACCTGCTTTAGCATCACATCAACCTTCAGTTAAATCTTTAGGTATAACAAGTCAACTTACAGGCTCTAGAGCCGATTTAGTTATTTGTGATGATGTTGAGACTTCAGGAAATACTCAAACTCAAACCATGAGAGATAAGTTGTCTGAAGCTATTAAAGAATTTGAAGCAATAATTAAACCTGAGAAAACATCTAGAATAATATTTTTAGGCACACCACAAGTCGAACAATCAATCTACAATAAACTTCAAGAAAGAGGTTACAAGGTTCGATACTGGACTGCTCGATACCCAACTGAAAATCAGTTAAAAAGTTATGCGTCTAACTTAGCTCCTATTATTGGAAATACTTGGACGCATGATAGGGTAAGCGAACCAACAGACCCTATAAGATTTAATAATGAAGACTTATTAGCTAGAGAAGCTAGTTATGGAAGATTATCATTCAACATGCAGTTTATGTTGGATACGACATTAAACGATTTAAACAAATACCCATTAAAATTATCAGACTTAACAGTAATGACATTAAACCCTGATAATGCTCCTGAGAAGGTTATATGGGCTTCTAGTCCTGAGTTACGACAAGAAGGCTTACCTTGTGTTGGATTACAAGGAGATACCTATTACAGACCAATGCAGACACAAGGCGAATGGCTTCCTTATACTGGAAGTGTAATGGCTATTGACCCTGCAGGAAAAGGTAAAGATGAAACAAGTTATGTTGTTACAAAATTCTTAAATGGAAATATCTTTATATTAGATGCAGGTGGATTTAGTGCAGGATATACAGAACATGTATTATCTAAATTAGTTGGTATCGCTAAAAAGAATAAAGTTAATAAAATACTTATTGAAGAAAACTTTGGTCAGGGCATGTTCGAGGCGTTATTAATGCCTTACCTTAAAAAAGAATATAGATGTACTACAGAGCTTGTAAGACAGACTACAAACAAACACAGACGGATATTAGACACACTTGAACCTTTAATATCTCAACACAGAATTATCGTTGATGTTAATGTTATTAAAAATGATTATGAGGGTACAAACGAATTGTATCCACCTGAACAAGCATTACGTTATCAACTCTTTTATCAAATCAGTCGTTTGCAGAAAGGCGCAAACACCTTATCGCAAGACGATAGGATTGATGCTTTACAGATTGCCTGTCAGCACTGGCAGAAGCAATTAGCGAAAGACCAAGATTTAGCATACCGAGATAGAAAAGAAGAACGACTAAACCATGAGTTAAACTTACACTTTGGTGGTGGTGCTTCTGATGAGAATACTTGGATTAAATACTAAACCTGAATACCAAAGACATCTATAGCTCTGACTTTGGGGCAGGAACGTATGGGAGACTGTGCGTTCCGCTAAGAAAATGGCGTAAAACATTAAAGACCCCGTAGTAGAGAAGCACCATTGTTTCTCTAGAAAAGGATAAAAATGATAACATTAGAACCAATAAAAGAACCAATAACATACACACTAATATTGAAAGGTGAAGTTGTGGCTACATTTGCAAATAAACAGTCTTATAAGACTTTTAAAAAGTGGTTTCGCCACTTGGAAAAGGTTTCTAAGCAAAAAGCACACAAGTCCTTTTAAGGACTGAACCTGTGGTTTCCCAACTAGATTAAATGGGGATATACAGGTTAATAGTGAAATTTAGATACAATAATAAAGAGTACATAATCCCAACATCATTTGAAAAATGTTACTTTGGTTCTAAACCATTAAAAATGATTGTCGTTCCGAACCCTTATGATGAACGAAGTTGTTCATTACCTACATTTGCTGTCTCTATATATCACAAGATTTTAGACACGAATATGACTGAAGACGAAGATTTAAGAGAAGAAGGTATGATGTGGTTCGAAAAGAACTTTAATGATGAATACTTCATATTGTTAGATTAGACCTTAATAAAGACAACTATAGGTGTTGATTTTGATGAGTTTTAATAAAGTTCCACTACTGTAGTAATCACTATAAGTTAACTTAAAGTCGACTTAATGATTATAAGCAATAGATAGACATAATCATGTTCAATCAATGGAATTGGTTAATGATG